ATGACAATGACATTCCGATAATGTTGGCTGAGTTAGAACAAGTTGTTAAATCATTTAATGTTGAATATACTTTTATATTAGACGGTGATAACCAAGAATATAGTAAAATAACAGGGATTGATAACATTGTTTATAGTGATTTCCTAGCTATATCCTCATATGTTAACGGTGTTCTGCCTGAGGATCAATTACTCAACGAATCTTGGAATAATACAAGTACCAAAGGTTTATGGACTATGGGTCGTGCAGAAAGACCACACCGAGTACTTCTACTGAGTAAATTGTGGGAAAATAATTTATTACATAAGTTAGATTGGTCTTTCTACACATATGATAGTAACCGAGACTATATTCGTAAAAATTTTCTAAACCATTATGATGATGAAACCTTTCAAAGGTTTATTAATGAGTCTACTAGATCATTAGATTTTAAAGTTGATATAAAGTCCTGTGACGACTTTCATTGTACCGGTTACCCCTTTGATTCAACTCTTTATAAAAACACCTCTTTCTCTATTATAGCAGAGTCAGATTTTAATATATATGAGGATCAAACACAATGGACTCCAAAAATTACTGAAAAAACATATAGAACTATTATCAATAAACATCCTTTTATATGTGCTTGGTATCCAGGTATGATTAAAAAACTTAAAAGTAAAGGTTATAGAACTTTTGAGAACTACGCTACAAATCCAGGATATAACAATATTATAGATTTGAATGACAGATTGGATGCGACTCTAAAAGTTATAGAAGATTTTCATAAATCTATCAATCAACCCGAGGTAGTGAATAAAATCAGAAATGATATTGAATTCAATTATCAAACTTACCTAAACAATGTTGAAATAGAGTTGGCTAAATTAACTCACTTATTTGAGTTACCTCAACTTGATGCTGTACAGATGACTCCTACCAAGCTTGGTAGATTTATGTTCCCTAGAACAACTAATTTATTTGGTCAACCTGCTGACGTACCTTAAATATCATGAAATATCTATTCCTTAACTTAAATAATTACCATGCGGGTGATGGAACATATGACCCTGGGTTGTTAGGCAAACACATACATTTTTTAAAAAAAACTGATAAAACATTACTATTATGCGACATATTTGAACGTGGATCAAATTCAGATAAGTATATCCGTTTCATAAATTTAGCCAATGCCATGCTTGAGCAGTCAAAATTATCTTTTCGTTTTGTCTTGGATAGTCTTAATGAATACCCCGGTCTCAATTGTGAACATAATGTTTCCTATATAAATTGGGGATGGGCGTACACTTACTATAGTGTGTTTATTAACAACCATCCCATTCAAACAACATATACACCTAAATCAAGTAAAGGATTATTCTTGTTAGGAAAAGGAAATAAAATACAACGTGTAGGACTACTGAAAAAATTTTATGAATCCAATAACTTAGATAGTATAATATGGACCTTTAAGAATACTCCCAAGACTTTACAACAGATTCGTGCTGATTTTTTTTCTGACTACACGGATCAGGATTTTGATACATTTATAAAAGTATCTGAGAAAGTTTTAGACTATGAATCTACGAAAGAACAATTTGTTCATTTAGGATTTCCGTATAATGTAACTTTGTTTAAAATTACAGCATTTAGTATAGTAAGTGAAACATGGTTGCATGGTATACCTCATATATTCACAGAAAAAACTTGGAAACCTATCATTAATCGTCATCCCTTTATAATGATAGGTGCTAAAGAAAATATCAATATATTAAAAAAATTAGGTTTTAAAGTCTTCCAAGAACCTGCTTGGTTCAATGAAGATCAAGACCTTTTGGAACATATCGTATCAACTTCCGTCAATATGAAAAAACGTATAGAGACAGATGATAATTACCAAAGACAGTTAGTAAATGATGTTGAACATAACTACAATCAGTTTATAAAGCTAGCCAAAAAAGACATTGACCAATTTTTAGCTGGCTTGAATGAAAATGGAAACATGGAATTGATTGTTCAATTAGTTAAAGCACATATAAGGTACCCGGGATTTATAGATTTCGCCCGCCTAAATCCATTATGTTTTACTTAATTCAGAATGTGTGCTATAATAGCACATGCTTAAACTACTAGTTCCACTACCCAAACAAATCACTGTTGCATGTAGCGGTGGAGTTGATAGTATGGCTGTCGTTGACTTTCTGAAACGAAAGCACGATGTAACCATTGCACATTTTCACCATGGCACTGAAAACGGTCAAAAAGCATTTAAATTTGTTGCCCAATATTGCACAGATAATAATATTCCCATGACGTTTGGCACGCCTCGTAGTGAAAAATCAAAAGAAGAATCACAGGAAGAATATTGGCGTAGAGTGCGATATGAGTTCTTAGAGGAGTTGGGCCCAGTCATCACGTGTCATCATTTAGATGATTGTGTAGAGACATTCATTTGGTCAAGCTTGCATGGCACAGCCAAAGTTATTCCATTGACTCGCAAGAATGTTCTACGCCCATTCCTAACTACACGCAAAGACGAATTCAAATCTTGGTGCTTGAGACATGAAGTACCCTGGATTGAAGATCAATCAAATCAAGACACCAAATACATGCGCAACTATGTTCGTAATGTTATGATGCCACAAGCATTACACGTTAACCCAGGTTTGCACACTTTGGTTAAAAAAATAGTTGAAAAGCAACTGTAATTCATATATACTTAACACTTTCAAGGAGAAAACATGTCCAGTACTAAAACTTTTAGCGGCGATCAAAAGATCAAACTCACACAACTTATCAACGAGGGTATGGCAACCATGCATGAGATTGATACATTGAATGGTGGATTGACCGATACTATCAAAGCCGTTGCAGAAGAACTCGAAGTCAAACCTTCTGTTCTTAAAAAGGCTATCCGTGTAGCACACAAAGCAAGTCTAACACAGACCAACCAAGACAACGAAGAACTCAATACTATTTTGGAGACAGTCGGTAAGACACTATGACACAGCCTCAACCAATAATTGATTATTGGACTGAAGTCAATACGTACAATCCATTGGGGATGAACAGACCAGATCATATTGCTGTCTTGTTTAAAATCTTCATGGAGTCATATCCAGAATCTGTGTCTCACAGAGAAAATCTTAATAAGTACTTCCTTAAATCGCACGGTCAATTATATCAGGACTTGATAGTTCAGATGTATTTGGGATGGAAATCTAATGGATATTTTGTTGAGTTTGGTGCAACTGATGGTTACGGTATCAGTAACACCTACCTGTTAGAAAAAGAATTTAGTTGGAATGGTATCTTAGCAGAGCCGGCAAGATATTGGCACGACAAGCTACCTACGAATAGGTCATGTAATATTGACTTCAATTGCGTTTGGAAAAATACAGGTGAGAAATTAATGTTCCACGAAAGTTCTAATCGACCAGATGCTAGCGCAATTGAACAATATATAACTCTGACTCCCGAACTAACTCAAGTAATCGGTGGGAATTCATCAAACTACGAAGTAGAAACCATATCATTATTAGACCTTTTGAAAAAGTACAATGCACCAAAAGACATTGATTACCTTTCATTAGATACAGAAGGTAGTGAGATAGAAATTTTACGAACATTTGACTTTGACCAATATAAGATTAAGTTCTTGACAGTAGAGCACAATTATAAAGAAGAAAATAGGCAAGCTGTACATAATCTATTAATTTCAAAAGGATATGATAGAGTGTTAACGCATATATCCAATTGGGATGATTTTTATGTTTTAAAGGAATTAAACAACATATGAATAGATTGATAGCGTTTGGGGATTCAATAACTTATGGTCAGGGCATGGAAGATTGTAATGGCCCTAACTTTACACCAGGTCCTGCACCGAGCAAATTTGCCTGGCCCCAAGTCTTGGCTGATAAATTAAATATTCAGGTAGTCAATAGCAGTTTATCAGGTATTAGCAATCTTCATATGTTATGGAGAATTTTAAATTTTGAATTTCAATTAAGTGATATATGTGTTGTCCAATGGGCACATTTTGGTAGAACTCCATTGACTAGATTAACATATGAATGCAATGATAAGGAATGGTTAGCAAATGATTATAATAAGGCTACAATGCTTCAAATAGAAGAAACGGAGCCTACACATTTAGGTATAAAAAATTATCTGATAATGCATCATGCACATGTGCATCTTTCATCTAAAAGGATAAAACATGTTTTTATGTCGTCAACTAAAGATTTATCAATTTATAAATTGCCCGACTCGTTAAAAATACCTGAACTGTACCCAACCATCAAATTACCCAAAGTTGATTTAGCGTTAGATAAACAACATGTGGGTCCCAAAAGCCATGAAATCTTGGCACTATTACTATATAATAAAATCAATGAGCTATGTTGACGCAATTCACAGCAGGGATGAAGACCGCATTTATGTGGTAGAGAGAAATACTGAGGGTAACCGTGAGTACAAAGAGTATCCTGCTAACTACATTTTGTATTACAGTGATCCAAAAGGTAAACAGCGAAGCCTTTACGGTGATCCTGTTTCTAGATTCAGTACCCGCAAACGTCAAGAATTTGAGAAAGAAAAACGAATTCACTCAGGCAAGAAATTGTTTGAGAGTGATGTCAATGTGGTGTTCCGTTGTCTTTCAGAAAACTATCTTGGCGTCGATGCACCTAAACTTCACACTTGCTTTTTCGACATTGAAGTAGACTTTGATCCTGAAAAAGGATTCAGTCCTACTAGTGATCCATTCAATCCGGTAACAGCTATCAGTTGTTATTTAGATTGGCTAGATCAATGTATTACTCTAGTCATTGCACCCAAGCATATGACTGATGAAACAGCAAATGAAATCGCATCAGAGTTTGAAAACACAATGCTATTCAAATCAGAGAAGGAAATGTTTGACGTATTCTTTCAATTGATTGAAGATGCTGACGTACTAACTGGTTGGAACTCAGAGGGGTATGATATACCCTATATGGTCAATCGTGTTACACGTGTGATGAGTAAAGATGACACCCGTAAGTTTTGCTTGATGGGTCAACTTCCCAAGCCACGAGAATACGAACGATTTGGTAAGTCAGAAACTACATATGATTTGGTAGGTCGCATTCACATGGACTATTTGCAGTTGTATAAAAAGTACAACTATGAATCACGCCATAGTTACAAACTCGACTCTATCGGTGAGATGGAAGTAGGTGAGAATAAAACTCAATATGAAGGTACTCTAGACCAATTGTATAACAAGGACTTTAAAAAGTTTATTGAATACAATAGGCAAGATACGATGCTTCTAGTTAAGATTCACAATAAACTAAAATTCTTAGATTTGGCAAACGCACTTGCGCATGAAAATACAGTGCTGTTGCCCACAGTCATGGGGTCTGTTGCAATGATTGAAATGGCAATCATGAACGAGGCTCATGAAAGAGGTCTGGTAGTTCCAGACAAAAAACGAAAGGACAAAAGTGATGATGAAATACAACAAGCGGCAGGTGCCTATGTTGCTACGCCCAAAAGAGGAATTCATGAATGGGTCGGAGCAGTTGACATTAACTCGCTATACCCGTCAGCAATCCGTGCTCTTAACATGGCCCCAGAAACCATTATTGCTCAAGTCAGACAAACACTCACTGACCAGTACATGAAAGACAAAGGCTTGCGCCTTGCAATGGAAAAGAGGCACTATAAAGATGGTGATGATTCAGTAGAAGGCGCAATTCTATGGGAAGGTTTGTTTAGTTGCTTAGAGTATACAGCAATCATGGATCAAGAACGAGGAACAATTCTTTGGGTAGACTATGAAGATGGGCGCAGTGTACAAATGAGTGCGGCGGAAATCTGGAAGATGATTTTTGACAGTCATAATCCTTGGATGATCAGCGCAAATGGTACAATTTTTACGTATGAACAAGAAGGTGTAATTCCGGGATTGTTAACACGCTGGTACTCAGATCGTAAAGTTATGCAAAAGAAACTTAAAGAAGCAACAACCAATGCTGATAGAGAGTATTGGGATAAGCGACAACTGGTTCGCAAGATTTTGCTTAACTCTGCATATGGCGCATTGTTAAATGAACATTGCCGTTTCTACGATAAACGTATAGGTCAAAGTGTTACATTGAGTGGTCGTCAAATTGTTAAACACATGATGAGTCAAATAAACTTAATAGTTGCAGGCAATTACAGTCATGAAGGTGATGCTATTGTATATGGTGATACTGACTCATGTTATTTTACTGCACACAATACCCTAAAGCCTCAAATTGACAGTGGCGAACTGCAATGGGACAAAGAACTGTGTATTGGTTTATATGATGGCATAGCTGATCAAGCTAATGAATCGTTCCCTGCATTCATGGAGAAAGCATTTCATGCTCCTCGTAAGAACGGCGAGATTATCAAAGCTGGTCGTGAACTGATTGGTGATCGTGCAATCTTTATTACAAAGAAACGTTATGCAATTAACATCTTTGACAAAGAAGGCAAACGCAAAGATAAAGACGGCAAAGCAGGTGATATCAAAGCTATGGGTCTTGACTTGAAACGTGCAGATACTCCTAAGTACGTACAAGAATTCTTAATGGATGTTCTTGAAATGGTTCTACAACGAGGTAAAACACGTGACGAAGTTCTTGAGAAAATTAAAGAATTCAAACGC